AGAAGGAATGAGATACTGTTACACAAATTGCTGCTAGCGCAGCTGTTGGAACTAATACTTCTGCGGGTGTTTTAGGTGGTGCTGGTGACTTAGTATCAATTATTTTTGGTGGAAGAACTAGAATAAGAGGAATGCACGGTGTTTTAGCTGGTGCAGGAAATTTAACTTTTAGAGACAGTTCTGCAACTGGAACAGCGTTACTAACTTTATCTGCAAGTGCAGGAGATCTAGATCCATATATTCCAGATGATGGAGTATTATTTCCTAATGGAGCGTATTTAACTGCTGACCAAGGCGACATTACAGGTTTAACAGTATTCTACGACGGGTAGGAGGTTAGATGGCTAACACGACTTCCGGCTCTTATGTTTTTGATAAGAACCTAGGCATAGACGAAATTATAGAAGATGCATACGAGCGTATTGGTATGCAAGGTACAGCTGGACATCAGCTTAAGACTGCTAGAAGATCATTAAATATTTTATTTTCTGAATGGGGTAATAGAGGACTTCAATTTTGGGAAGTAAAAAATCAAAACATTGCATTGGTAGACGGTCAAGCTGTTTACACTTTTTATCGTTCACCATCTGATGGGACATCAAGTGGTATTTCAACTACATTATCTGCAGGAATAAATGCAAGTGTTGCTACAATTGGAGTAGCTTCAGTTACAGGTATGCCGACAACAGGTGGTGTAATAACTATTGGAACAGAACAAATTTCATACACAGGAATCTCTAGTTTAAATTTAACAGGATGCACTAGAGGAATTAATGGTAGCACAGCAGCTACTCATAGCACTTCTGATGCCGTATTACAGTTTCCAGTTGGTATGACAGATATTCAAGAAGCAGACTATAGAGTTAAATCAACTTCAGTTGATACACCTATGACAAAAATTAGTAGATCACAGTACCAAGGTTTTTCTAATAAAACTGATAAAGGTTTACCTACCCAATATTGGGTACAGAGATTTGTAGATAAAGTTACGATGACTTTATATTTAACTCCAGGTGCAGCTCAAGATGGAAATTATATTAATTTTTATTATACAAAAAGAATTGATGATGTAGGTGCATACACAAATGCAACTGATGTTCCTTATAGATTTGTTCCATGTATGATTGCAGGATTAGCATACTATCTAGCAGTTAAATTTGCTCCACAAAGAGTACAAGAATTAAAATTATTATATGAAGATGAATTGTTAAGAGCTGAAGATGAAGATGGTTCTTCTAACTCTACTTATATTTCACCTAAAATTTACTATCCGGGGATTGGTTAATGACTACTTTTTCACAAGGTAAATATGCTTTAGCAATATCTGATAGATCAGGTATGGCTTTTCCATATAATGAAATGGTTAGAGAATGGAATGGAGCATGGGTACATGTTTCAGAATACGAGCCTAAACAGCCACAGTTAGATCCTAAACCTACAAGTGCAGATCCACAAGCTTTACAAAGAGCAAGACCAGCTCGAACAGAGTTTGGAACACAAGATTTTTTACCAGATAATCCTTTTACAACTGCATCTAACACAACTCTAACAGTTTTATTTCCAAATGGACAATTAGAAGTTGATGATGTTTTAAGATTTACTGCTGTTAAAAGTGCGGTCGGTGGAGTAACCGTTGATAAGTTTCAAATACAGACAACTTTAAATGGAAACATTACTGATAGTGCAACTACGATAACTTTAACTGATGGATCTAATTTTCCAACATCTGGATTTATTATGATTAAAAAAATAAACAGTACTACTGGTTTATATGAAAACGAAGTAATTCAATATACAGGTAGGTCTAGCAATAATTTAACTGGATGTACACGTGGAACATCTTCTCCTTATAGAGGATTTACTCCATCTGCATCTACAGCTAGCGCCCATGATTCCGGAGCCACGGTCTATGGGTCATTTAAAGTTGCTTCTTTAGTAGGAACAAGTTATGTTAACGATGCTAACACAACGGTAACAGATTATAATAGTTTTACATTAACATTACCTAGTGCTGCAACAGGCACCGCAACAGGAGGAGGATTTAATTGTGTTATTAGTCCTCTCAACATAGAGAGTTTATAATGTCAGGAGTTAAAAAATACGATTACACTACACTAAAACAAGCCATCATGGACTATACTGAAGTTAGTTCTGATGTTTTTACAACTACTATTTTAGATGGTTTTATAATGGGTGCTGAAATGAGAATATATCAAGAGCTTCCTATGGACTCTGAGAGATTTGTTCAAGAAGGTACATTAGCTGCAAATGATAATACTCTTAATGCACCAGCAGGGTGTCTCTTTGTAAGAGGTATTGAAGTATTTAATTCAACAGCAAATACAGAAGGTAATGGAACTTGGTTAGAGAAAAAAGATCAAACATACTTGTCAGAATTTGTTGATAGAAAATTTGGTCCTGAAGGAACTATTCAGGCACCTACAGACACTACTAATTCAGTAACAGGTTTTCCAAAATATTATGCAATGTTTGGGGGTGCTGACAATACTACAGATACTTCATCTGGAGGTATGTATTTTGCTCCAACCCCTGATGCTAATTACAAATTTAGGGTCTATTACAATAAATATCCAAATGGCCTTGGATCTGGTACTGGTTATAATAACAACACTTATTTAAGTACTTATTTTCCACAAGGGCTACTATATGCCTGCCTGGTAGAAGCTTTTGGATTTTTAAAAGGTCCAATGGATATGTTGACTTTATACGAACAAAAGTATAAAAATGCTATACAACAGTTCGCAGGAATGCAACTTGGAAGACGAAGACGAGACGATTATACTGACGGAACAGTTAGAATAAAAGTTAACTCACCGTCTCCATAATGAGGAGAAAATTTTATGGCTAATACATCAGCAATTTGTAACTCTTTCAAACAAGAGATATTAGTAGCGACACACAATTTTACAGCTTCGACTGGTAATACTTTTAAAATAGCTTTATTTGATTCAGACGCAACTTTAGGAGCAGGTACAACAGCTTATGCTACTTCTGAAGAAGTAACTGGAACTGGTTATACAGCTGGTGGAAAAAATTTAACAAGTGTAACTCCAGTGTTAGATTCATCTACAGCAGTCTGTGACTTTGGAGACATTTCTTGGACGTCTGCAACATTTACTGCTAATGCATGTTTAATTTATAATTCTAATGCATCTAATAAAGCGGTTTGTTCTGTTGCATTTGGAGGAGACAAATCTGTTTCTTCTGGAACTTTTACAATTCAATTTCCCGGCGCTGCAGCGACTACAGCCATCGTTCGAATAGCATAGGAGGGTCACAGTGCCCGACGTTTCAGAAGGATGGGGCCGACTAACCTGGGGACAGGCTGGTTATGGTCAAGCGACTACTATTCAACAAGGATGGGGACGTCTTGGTTGGGGTAAACAAGCTTACGGCGATTCACCTATTGTCACACTTTCTGGATTATCAGCTACAACTTCAGTTGGCGCACCAACAATAGAAGTAAGACCTGGTTGGGGTACTCTTGACTGGGGTGAAAACGGTTGGGGTAGCGTTGAAGAAGGAATTGAGAATTTAATAGCGCCAGCTGCTGCAACATCTAGTGTCGGAGCAATAACACCAGCAGATGTTGTAGGATTAACTGGAGTTTCTGCAACTTCAAATGTTGGAACAAATCTTACTTTTGTTATTTCACCTACAATTACACCAGATGGTCAAGTAGCAACTGCTTCGGAAGGTCAATTAAGTTTAAATGATGGTGCTGATCATGTTCAAGGTTTAGCAACTTTAGTAGCAACAACCGCAGTGGGGTCAATTACTCCTGCTGATGTAGTTGGAATTAGTGGTGTATCTGCAACTGCTAGTGTAGGTCCAGATTTAGTTATAACAGATACTCAAGTAGTAGATCTTCAAGATCTTGCTGCTGGAGCAACTTCAAGTATAGGCTCAGTAATAACTGAAGTTGAGTACATATTGTCAGGCCAGTCTGTAACCTCTGCAGTAGGCTCAATTACCCCTTCAGATGTAATGGGATTAACTGGAGTTTCAGCAACTATTACTGTAGGAGAAGTTGCACCTTTAGGATATGGAGATGTTGATATTACTGGAAATACAAGTTATAGTGCTGTCAATAAAACAAATAGTGCAAGTTATTCCGATGTTGACGTCAGTGGCGAAACATCGTATACAGATGTAACGCACGCGGCTTAGGAGAAAAAATTTATGGCTTCATCATATACGGCACTTGGTGTTGAACTAATGGTAACTGGCGAAAATGCCGGAACTTGGGGAACAAAAACTAACACCAATCTACAATTATTCGAACAAATAGCTGGTGGCTATCTTGTTCAAACTTTAAATGCTACAGGAACAGGTGTTACTACTACAGCTTTAGATGTAGATGATGGTGCATTAACTGGAACTGCATGTAATAGAGTTATTATTTTAGGAGCAGAATCTCCTCAAACAATTGCAGGAAATAAAACTGTAACTATTCCAAACGATGTAGAAAACTGGTACCTAGTAAAAAATAGTACAACTGGTTCTTACACAGTAAATTTTAAATACGCTACAGGAACAGGTAGTTCTGTTACATGGGCAACAACTGATAAAGGATGGAAAATTCTTTATGCTACAAAAAATGATGGAACTAATCCAGATTTAGCAGAAGCAACACTTGGTGGATTACCAGGTGGTTCAGATACACAAATTCAATTTAATGATTCAGGATCATTTGGTGGAGATGCAAATTTAATTTGGAACTCTTCAACTGGATTAAACATTGGAACTTCGAAAGAACTAAGACTACAGGACGACTCAGGATCAGAATATGTAGGTATGAAAGCATCTAACGGAACCACGGATTATACTATAACGTGGCCAGCAGGCGTAGCCGGAGGAAATGGTTATGTTTTAAAATCAACAACAGGTGGAGTTTTATCATGGGCTGAAGCAGATGCCGGTGGTACATCATGGCAAGCTGTAAAAGTAACAGGAGATTCTCCTGTATCTGGTGCAGCAGGAGCGGGGTATTTTATGAATACTACTTCTGGAGCCATAACTTTAACTCTACCAGGGTCACCAACTATCGGAGATGAGATCTCGTTTATTGATTATGCAGGTACTTTCGATACTAATAATTTAACCGTTGCAAGAAACGGTAAAAATATTAATGGAGCAGCAGCAGATTTAACTGTTGCAACAGAAAGAGCTGCTAATACTTTAGTCTACACAGATACTACTCAAGGTTGGTTACTGAAGAGTAATTAATAGGAGTTGGAGTGTCAACTTATAGAGAAATTGTAGGAAAGAAAATTAAAAAAGTATCATCAGATCCTTCGTCAGGTACTGATGGAGAAATGTGGTATAACACGGCTACGGGAACTTTAAGAGGGCCCGCAATTACGGAAGCATGGTCAAGTGCGGCACCTTTAATTACTGCAATTTATTATAACTGTGGGGCAGGAGATCAAACTGCAGCATTATCTTTTCAAGGAACCGCTGGTCCTAATCCAACAACAGCTACACAAACAGAAGAATATAATGGATCTGGTTGGTTTGTAGGTGGCGCTTTACCTGCAGCAAGAAGATCAGGAATGGGCGCTGGAACTCAAACTGCTGCTTTATCAGCAGGAGGTGGCTCTGCACCAGGAACTGCCCAAACATCAACCGACGAATATAATGGTACGGCTTGGACATCAGCTAATGCTTTAAGCACTGGTAGAAGATATACAGCTGGATGTGGCACACAGACAGCAGCTATATGTACTGGTGGACAAAATCCAGGAGGAACACAAATTGATTCAACGGAAGAATACGATGGAACTAATTGGACAGCAGGTGGAGCATGGCCTAAAACAATAAGACAAGAAGTTTTGTTAGGAACTCAAACGGCAACTTTAGGAGCTGGTGGTTATTCAACGGTAACAGAAGTTGAAGCTTATGAGTATAATGGAAGCAGTTGGACTTCAACTGGAGACTTAAATGTAGCAAGATATGTGTTTCAAGGTTTTGGAACACAAACAGTAGGTATTGTATGTGGTGGTGAACCACAACCCGCTGCAGCTAACAAAACAGAATCTTATGATGGATCAACTTTTTCTAGTTCTCCTGCTAATTTAGGAAACCCAACAGCACAAGCTGCTTCAGGAGTTGCTTCTCCAGGAACGGCTGGAATAATTTTTGGTGATGCTTCGGGTGGAACAACAGGTCAAACAGAAGAATACAATAAATCTACAAACACAATCACAGCTGCAGCATGGGCAGCAGGTGGAAATTTAGGAACGGCTAGAGCGTATGTTACTGGAGCCGGATTACAAACAGCAGCTATAGTTGTTGCTGGTTATAATGGTTCAGTTACATCAAACGTAGAAGAATATAACGGATCAAGTTGGTCTGAACAAAATAATTTAGGAACGTCAAGATATAACGTTGCAACTTTAGGAGTACAAACAGCAGCAATAGCAGCTGGAGGAAGAACACCTCCTCCAGATACTGGATCAACAACTGTTGAAGATTATAATGGTTCTTCTTGGGAATCAGCACCGTCTTTAAATAGTGCAAGAACTTATTTAATGGGAGTAGGAACAACCACTTCTGGTTTAGTTGCAATGGGTGCAAATCCTAGAAGTACGGCAAGCAACCTTGCCGAAGAATATAATGGGTCTTCTTGGAGCGCCGTAAATACTAATGGCACAACAAGACGAAATGTAGGAGCTGGAGGAATTCAGACATCAGCTCTTTATTTTGGTGGAGGTCCAACTCCAACAGCGACTGAAGAGTATGATGGTACTAATTGGACTGCGGGTGGAAATTTAGGAACGGGTAGGTATTTTACTTCTGGTTCATCAAACGCTCCAGGAAATAGCGCTGTTTTTGCTATTGGAGGAAACACAGGAAGCAGCACGGGTGCAACTGAAGGATATGATGGAACGTCTTGGTCTACAAGACCAAGTTTAGGAACTGCAAGACATGCTTTAGCAGGAGCAGGAACAGCATCAGCAGCTTTAGCTGCAGGTGGAAATGTACCACCATGGTCAAATGCAACAGAAGAATTTACACCAGAATCAACAGCAGCTAATATACAAGATTTTACAACGAGTTAATTATGGCAACTTATAGAGAAATACACGGTAAAGCAATTAAATCACTTAGCACGGATCCAAGTGATGATTATGCAGCAGGACAAATTTGGTACAATACAACAAGTGACACTTTTAAAACTGTAGTATCATCTGCAGCATGGGTAAGTTCTTCAAATTTAAATCAATCTGTATATGATAATACAGGTGCAGGAACTCAAACTGCGGCTTTAAATGTTGGTGGAACTGAGTCTCCTAGTGTTGCAAGATCAGATAACACAGAAGAATATAATGGTTCTGGTTGGGCTACAAGTGGAAATTTAAACACAGGTAGATTTGGTTTAGGGGGATTGGGAACTCAAACAGCAGCGATTGTTGCTGGAGGAAACACTTCTCCTGGTGGTGGAACTACTGCCGCAACTGAATCATACAATGGATCTGTGTGGACAAGTTTATCTTCTCCATCTAATTTAAATACACCGAGACAACTTATGAATGCCGCTTCTATGGGAACTAGCACTGCAGGACTTATGGTTGGTGGTACACCTCCTACAACTGGAGCATCAGAAGAATGGGGTGGATCAGCTTGGACTAATGGTGGAACTATGAGCACAGCAAGATATTCAGCAGCAGCAATGGGGACACAAACAGCAGCTTTAGCAGCTGGAGGTGAAACACCTTATAAAGCTGACGTCGAAGAATATAATGGGTCTTCTTGGACAACTAAAACAAGTATGCCAACAACTACCGCTAACGCTTACAGAGTAGGAAATTCTACAACAGATTTATATGTTGCTGGTGGATACACACCAAGCGCAACAACAACTACACATAAATGGGATGGAACATCATGGACAACAGCTGGTGCTATGGGAAGAACTGCTGCTGGATCAGGAGGTTCGCCTGGAAGCTCTTCACCAACTGCTGGTGTAGCTTTTGGAGGAAGTGCTCCTCCCCCATCAATAAGTACAACAGAAGAATTTAATGTTTCAAGCAATGCATTTACAGCTGCGGCATGGGCGAGTGGTGGAACAGTGCCTTATACATCTAGACAAAATATGTCATTTGGAACACAGACAGCGGCTATAAACGCCGGTGGTTATGTGTCTACAACTCTAAGTACAGCGGCAAGCTATGATGGCACTAATTGGACATCTAGTCCCTCTTTAAATGTAGCGGCTAGAATGGGTGGTGTAGCAGGCACACAAGCAGCTGGACTACAATTTGGAGGAATACAACCTCCTGGAACTTATAATACTAACGTACAAACTTGGAATGGAAGTGCATGGAGTAATAATCCACTTAATTTAAGTGTAGGAACTTATGGTTTAATGGGATGTGGCACTCAAACCGCTGCTTTAAAAGTAGGTGGAGAAAATCCAGGTGGTGGTAATTATACTTCATCTGAAGAATACGATGGAGAAGGTTGGACAGCTGGTGGAGCATTACCAGAAGCAAAATATGTAGGTGCTGGAAATGGAATTCAAACATCAGCATTAATTACAGGTGGATCACCTTCTGGAACTACAACTTTTGAATACAATGGTTCTTCTTGGACAGCAGGTGGTGCTTTAAGTACAAGTAGACCTGGAACACAAGCAGGTTCAGCAGGGGCAACATCAGACTCAAACATAGTTTTTGGTGGTGGACCCGCTTTAACTGTTACGGAAGGTTATGATGGAACTGCTTGGTCAACTAGACCATCTCTTGGAACTGGAAGAGGATCAACAAATGGTAATGGAATAGCAACAGCAGGTTTAATGGTTTCAGGTGGACCACCAAGTGGTACTACAACAGCAACAGAAGAATTTACTGGAGAAACAACGTCTGCAAATGTTAAAACACTTACGCAAAGTTAAAAATTATGATATACAAAATTAAAAAGGAGGACTAAACTATGGCACACTTTATATATGGAGTAGCTGAAAACACGGGCAAAGGATTTTTTACTGCAGAAGATAGAAGAAAATTCTTCCTTAGAGGTTATCCTGCAAACGTCTGGATGGTTGGTAACAACGTCGATGGCGCTATGTGGATGGCTGAAAAAGGTGGTCGTGAAAAGACAAAAGCAGAAGCACAAGCTTTGATTGACGCTGAAGTTCAAGCGGCACAAGCTACGTGGGATGCAATGTCTGACGAAGATAAAGCTAGATCACCAGGTAGACCAGCAGATGTAATATTGCCATAAGGATATTCTAAATGGCAACTTACGACGAAATATACGGAAAACGTGTAGAGGTATTAGACGCTGACCCTACGCTGACTTCAGCGTATGAGGGACAGGTGTGGTATAACTCTACTTCAGGTAATCTTAAAGCAGTTGTATCAAGTGCAGCATGGGGAAGTTCAAATCCCATGACTACCGCTCGAGGAAACATGGCTACAGGTGGAACTCAAACAGAAGCATTTGGTGCAGGTGGTGGAACACCTTCTCATACAAATGTAACTGAACAATATGATGGAATTGGTTGGGCATCTGGTGGTAATTTAAATACATCACGATCTTATTTAGCTGGATGTGGAACAGTGCCAGCAGGTTTAGCTTTTGGAGGATTTGCGCCTCCTGCTCCCCATGTGCAAGGGGCAACTGAAGAATACAATGGAAGTGCTTGGACATCATCACCAAATAGTATGGGAACCGCTCGATATGCTTTACAAGGAGCCGGAACACAAACCGCAGGTTTAGCTTTTGGAGGCACACCACCTATTAGTGATGCAACTGAAGAATACAATGGAACTAGTTGGACAGCAGGTAATACTATGGGCACAGCTAGACGTTATTTTGCAGGTTTTGGAATACAAACAGCAGCGATTGCTGCAGGTAGTGGACCACCTGCTATTGCTACTGTTGAATCATATGACGGAACTAATTGGACTGCGGTTAATTCTATGAACACAGCAAGAGGTGGATTAGGTGGCACCGGAACAACTGATGCAGGCCTTGTTTTTGGTGGATCAACAAGCGCACCAGGAACAGGACTAACCGCTACTGAAACTTGGGATGGTACTAATTGGTCAACCTCTCCAGCAACTTTAGCAACAGGAAGATATCATATAGGAGGAGCAGGAACTGGCACAGCAGCAGTAGGTTTTGGTGGGAGAACTAGTCCTGGATTTCTTACTGCAACAGAAGAATATAATTTTGGAATTGCTACAATTACAGCCGCGGCATGGGCTAGTGGTGGTAATTTAAATACAGGTAGAACAGCTGCAGCAGGAGCAGGGGCTTCTCCAATATCAGCAGGTCTTATTTTTGGTGGTACACCTCCTGTTACAGGAGCTACTGAAAAATATGATGGTACAAGTTGGACAAGTAGTCCTAATAGTATGAATACTACAAGACATAGTTTAGCAGGTGGAGGAACTCAAACAGCTGCATTTGGTGCAGGAGGATATGATCCAGGAGGAAGCGCAATTAATGCTGGAGAAGAATATAATGGTTCTTCATGGTCAGAAACAAATGATTTAAACACAGCTAGAGGTGCAGTAAATGGATTTGGAACTCAGACAGCCGGTGTGGCTGCAGGAGGAAATTCTGGTCCACCAAGTAGAACAACAGCCGTAGAAGAATACGATGGAACTAACTGGACATCGGTTACCGGAATTCCAGCAGGAACTGGAGGAGCAGGAGCATGCGGAACTTTAACTGCAGGATTATATGTAGGTGGAATTACATCACCTAGTCCAACAGCTAATAGATCAGTGACTGCTGTTTATGAATATGACGGAACTAATTGGACATCTGGAGGAGCATTACCTACAGGTAAATCAGAATTAATGGTTTATGGCACACAAACAGCTGCCATGGGTGCTGGAGGTTATACTCATTCTCCCGCTGCTTATGTTAATACTTCACAAAAATATGATGGAAGTGCTTGGGCTACTTATCCTACTATTGCTACTGCTAGAGGACAAGCCGGTTCTTTTGGAACAGTAAGTGCAGCAGGTGGTGCAATATGTGGTGGTACAGCTCCCTCACCAGCAAGAAATGTTACAGAAGAATTTTCAATTTCAGACACAGAAACAATTACGGCCAAAACATTGACAACTAGTTAAAAATAGTTATATTAGAAAGTATAAAGGAGCAATATGACAGAAAAACGTAACATACATGCATTAATAGAAAAAGAAGCACCAAGCTTAAACAATTTATTAGATCCAAATGATGTAAAAGAGTTTAAGGCTATGACAGCCGAGCTTAGAGACACTTGGACCAAGAAACAAGTCTTTAGAACTGAAACAGAAATGAGGATGTCTGTTTTACAGGACATGAAGTATCCAACTAAAGCTGCAAAATATTGGCAGTGTGTTAGAGAACAAAACGTTTTTTTAGAAAATTTAATGAGTTTATCATTTGATTGTAGACGTAATGAAGCTAAAATTAAATGGTTAGAGAAAAAAATAGAAAAAGAAACAGACGAATACAAATTAGAAAAATATAAGATAGATCTTGATGAAGCCAGATATGGTTTAGCTAACATGCAATTAGTGGCTCGTGATAGAATGAGAGAAATTAAACTCTGGTCTACATTAAAAAAAGAATTTAATGATGGTTCGTTTGATACTAAAGATGTTAACACACATCAATTAGAATCCTACCATCACATTATGAAAAATAAAGCAGAAACATTAACATCCGGCTCATCACAACCAGAAGTGTTTAATGTGTTAGGCCAATTAAAAACTATAGAAAGAGTTAAGAAATCAGGCGAAATGATTTATAACAAGAAAGAACAGATATCTAATGATCTCGGAGCAAAAGAAAAATAAAAAACTTTTCTTTTTAATCGGAATGCCAAGGTCAGGAAACACCTTGTTTGCATCTATAATAAATCAAAATCCTGAGATAGTTTGCACTGCTAACTCTATTACTTTAGAGATAATGAAAGATCTATATTTATTAAAAGAGACAGATGTGTTTCAAAATTTTCCTGATCATAAATCTTTTAATAACATATTTGATTCTGTTTATGATCTTTATTATAAAGACTGGCCTCAACGAATCATCATTGATCGTGGACCTGTAATGGTTACAGGCAATCCAGGTAACTTTGAATTAATGAAAGTACATTATAAACGTCCGTTTAAATGTATTGTTTTACTTAGAGATTTAATAGATGTATTAGCGAGTTATATGAAATGGTATACAGAAAATCCCGATGCATTTCCTAATAGATATAATCTAAAAAATGATGAAGAAAAATTAATGATGATAATGAATAAAGATGGAGCTGTTGCTAAAGAATTAAACGCTATTCAAAATGCATATAAATATCCAGAAATTTGTCACTTTGTAAAGTATGATGATCTTATGAAACATCCTAAAGAAGAGTTACAAAAAATATATAAATTTTTAGAAGAACCATACTACCCACATTATTTTGAAAACTTGAAAGATATTAATATCAATGGTATAGAATATGACGACACGATCGTAGGAAAGAATATGCATAAAATACATACAAGAAAGATTGAAAAAAAATACAACCCTTACATAGAAAAAATACCTCAAAGTATAAAAGATAAATATGGACACACCAGATTTTAAATTTGTATTTTTAGGTCAATCGGTATTACGATATGAAGTGCCACTTGATGTATATAATATTATTAATAATATTTATGAAAAAAAATATCCAGAGCTTCTTCGTGCTAATAAGCAATTAGTTGGTAAAATTGAAAAAGAACATAGTTTATTTTTTAATGGAGAAGATAACAATAAAATGACTAGACATAATCATCTACCACAAGATGTATTGCAATGGTTTGAATTAAAGTTTAGACATTATTTAGATTGGAATAGAGTTAAAGAATATAATCTACATTTTAATTCTGTTTGGGTTAATACTATGTTTGAACATGAATACAATCCAGTGCACGTGCATCAAGGAACATTGTTTACAGGTCTATCTAGTGTAATGATTTTAAAATTACCACAAAGTTTTGGTGTAGAATATTCTGCAGCTGATCAACCACAAAATGGCAGACTACAAATACTGGGTTCCTCTAGTGGTATGTTTTCTAATATTGATTATCAACCAGAAATTAAAGAAAGAGATTTTTTTGTTTTTCCTTATGACATGAGACATTGTGTATATCCTTTTAATGGAGAAGGTTATAGAAGAACACTAGCTGCAAATATGGATGTACAATATGACCCAATTAAAAATAGAGGAGTAAGTTGATGTTAGAACCTTATTATCAAATATATAAAAACAAATTAAAAGAAGTAAAATTTAAAGATATGAAAACTCATTTTCCAACAGTAGATAAATTTGTAAAAAAAATAAATTTAGATTTTGAAAAAAACGGATTACTGTGTCCTATTGTTTTAGATTCTGATGGTGTACATATTAGAAGTGGTGCTCATAGACATGAATATTTTAAAAACAAATATGAATCTACTTTATGTTATGTCGGAAAGAATGGAGAGGAAACAAAATTTTTTCAATACTTAAATGTTTTTTGTTGGGAAAATCATCCTGTAAAAAGACCAGAATTTATTAAATCAATGTATGATAAGGTAATTGAAAATGTACGAAAATAAACACATCACAGAACCTAAATGGAAGAGTTGGATAATACAAACAACTACACCATTGTTTACACCAGATCAATGTCGACAGATTATTGAATGTGGCAGAAGACAACCACCACAACAAGCACAAGTGGGTATGGGTAAACCTGGAGGCGGCACAGATACAAAGAAAAGAGTAACTACAATATCTTGGATACCATTTAAAGAAATGGGGCACATGTATGTAGACCTTAATAATTTTATACAAAAAGCAAATGAAAATCATTTTGGATTTGGAGACATACAAGTTACAGAAAACGCACAATTTACAGAATATCCTGAAGGAGGGTTTTATGATTGGCATATGGACTGTGATACTCATATGCAACACGAACCACCGGTTAGAAAAATATCAATGACATTATTATTGAATGATCCATCAGAGTTTGAAGGTGGAGATTTAGAATTAATGGCTCCTGGTAAATTTGCAGAACTTAAACAAGGACATGCAATTTGTTTTGCATCATTTTTAAACCATAGAGTTAACCCAGTAAAACGAGGTATGAGACAGTCTCTTGTTGTTTGGTTTGGAGGTAAACCATTTAGATGATTAAAGAAGGATTTTTTCCAACCCTTATATACGCTGAAGATTTTAAACTAGACACTAACGAGCTAGCTCAAAACATAATTAATTGGTCTAAGCAAGATCCTGGAGTTAAAAAAACAAATGTAAATGGGTGGCATAGTGAAACGGATATGCATAAAAAACCTGAGTACAAACCTTTAGTTGATGAATTATTTAAAATGGTACATCAAGTTTTTAACGAAGAATTTTTAGATAAACAACCGGTGCTTGGAAATATGTGGGCTAACATAAATTATAAAGGTGGATACAATAAACCTCACGTTCATCCTAATTCTGTATTTAGTGGGGTATATTATGTAAAAACTCCACCTAAGTGCGGAAATTTAATATGTAATGATCCAAGACCAGGTATTCAAACATGCATGCCTTCTCGACAAAAAGGAGAACCTCCCAAACATTTATGGAGAGAAGTTCATTTACAACCTCAAGAAAATAGAGCATTAGTGTTTCCTGCGTGGTTATGGCATAATGTTCAACCCAATGAATCAGACGATATAAGAATATCAGTAAGTTTTAATTTTTTACAAGATGGTTTTCAATAAATATCAAGTAATTAAAAAATCAATTAGCTATGAACTAGCTAACTTTGTGTTTAACTATTTTCTTCTTAAACGAGATGCGGTTAAATGGATGTATGATAATAATATTACGTACGACACAGGGATGTTAGGCACATGGGAAGACGCACAGATTCCAAACACTTATTCTCATTATGCAGATCCTGTAATGGAGACCCTTTTAGTGAAAGTATTACCAATAATGCAGCAAGAAACAGGCCTAAATTTAATTCCAACTTATTCATATGCTAGGTTATATAAGTATGGGGACGAATTAAAAAGACATAAAGACAGACCTAGCTGTGAAATATCTACCACGATTAATCTGGGTGGAGATCCTTGGCCTATATTTATAGATGGCACAGGAGCTGATTCTGTAATAGATGAATACAAAAATATACATAAACCTAACGCTCCCAAAGGCACTAAAGTCCTACTTGATGTTGGCGATATGCTGGTATATAGTGGATGTGAATTAGAGCATTGGAGAGAACCGTTTGAAGGTAATACTTGCGGACAAGTATTTCTTCACTATAACCATGTAAATGGTCCTTTTGCTGAAAAAAATAGGTTCGACAAAAGGCCGATGTTAGGTGTTCCTCCAATAAGGAATACATAATATGGAGTTATATGCTACAAAAATTAGGTTTTTTACCAGGATTCAACAAACAGGTTACAGAGACCGGGGCTGAAGGCCAATGGTTTGATGGTGACAATGTTAGATTTAGATACGGTACCCCAGAAAAAATAGGTGGTTGGACTCAGCTAGGTGATGATAAACTAACAGGTGCAGCTAGAGCAATTCATCATTGGGACGACAACGCTGGTATTAAATACGCTGCCGTAGGAACCAATAGAATTTTATATGTTTATTCAGGTGGGGTTTTTTATGACATCCATCCAATTAGAACTACTTTAACCGGCGCAAAATTTTCAAGTACATCTTCATCAACAAGTGTTACAGTAACATGTACCGGATCTCATGGTCTAGCTGACAATGATATCGTTATGTTTGATAGTGTAACAGGAGTACCTGCTGGATCAACTTATAGTAATGCTACTTTTGAAGACCAAAAGTTTATGGTAACTTCTGTTCCTACTACAGATACTTTTACAATCACGATGGATACTCAAGAATCAGGAACACCTTTAACTACAAGTGATGGTAATAGTACTTCTGTATTATGTTATTATACTGTAGGACCTTCCCAACAATTAGGTGGTTATGGTTGGGGTACAGGATTGTTTGGTGGTACAGCTTTGGGTCCAGCAACTACAACACTAGCTTCTGGTATTAATGACGCTGTAACTGATATTCCTTTAACTAACTCCTCAGCTTTTCCATCTTCAGGAGAAATAAGAATTGGTTCAGAAGACATAAGTTTTGCAGCCAATAATACTTCTACAAATATTTTAAGTGGTGGTGCCAGAGAAGTCAATGGTACAACCAAAGCATCACATAGTGGAGGAGATACAGTAACAAACATATCTGATTATGTTGCCTGGGGTGAAGCATCTTCTGCTGACTTTACTATTGATCCAGGTTTATGGGTATTAGACAACTATGGAACAAAATTAATTGCCCTTATTTATAACGGTAAATGTTTTGAATGGGATGCAGCAGGACCCGCAGCTGTTTCTACTAGAGCTACAGTATTATCAAATGCACCTACAGCATCACGTCATGTATTAGTATCTACACCCGATAGACACTTAGTATTTTTTGGAACAGAAACTACAATTGGAACAACTACAACTCAAGACGATATGTTTTTAAGATTTTCTTCTCAAGAGAGTATTGATCAATCAGATTCTTATACAGTTAAAGCAAACAACACAGCAGGCACACAGAGGCTTGCTGATGGTTCTATGATTATGGGAGCTATTAAAGGTAGGGATGCAATCTATGTATGGACAGATACAGCTTTGTTTCTAATGAAATTTGTTGGTCAACCCTTTACTTTCTCATTTGAACAAGTTGGTACTAACTGTGGATTGTTAGGAAAAAATGCATGTATGGAGGTTGACGGTACAGCTTATTGGATGTCTGAAAATGGTTTCTTTGCTTATGATGGTCAATTAAAATCTTTACCTTGTCTAGTAGAAGACCATGTTTATGATGATCTAAACTCTACTTCTAGAGATCTTGTGAACTGTGGATTAAATAATTTGTTTGGAGAAATAAGTTGGTTTTATTGTACTGCTGCTTCGGATGCAATTAATAGAGTAGTTACTTATAACTATTTAGACTCTACAATTAAAAGACCTATATGGACAACAGGTACTTTACCTAGAGCAGCGTGGCAAGATTCAGCTGTTTTTGCTAAACCACATGCTACTTATTATAATCCTTCAGACGACGCTTCGTTCGATGTAACTGGTAATACAGACGGAAGTACTATATACTATAAACAGGAAACAGGGACCGATCAAATTAATGCTGGTGGAGCCGTTACAGCAGTAATTGGAACTATTACTTCTGGTGATTTTGACATTACTCAAAAATCAGCTAGAGGTGGTGGACAGATTGTAGGGATGCCCGACCTTAGAGGAGACGGAGAATTTATAATGAGAATTAGTAGGTTTATACCAGATTTTATTTCACAAACGGGCAACACTCAAATTAGTTTTACAACTAGAAATTATCCAAACAGCACGGGTACTACTACAAACTTTAGTGTTGATTCAACTACTACTAAAAAAGATACAAGATTAAGAGCAAGATCTATTGCGCTTAAAGTTGCAAACACAAGTAGCAATGAAGATTGGAAACTAGGTACGTTTAGATTAGATATACATCCAGGAGGAAGAAGATAATGTCTACTTTTTATACAGGCGTTGATAAGGAAAGATATGATGCAGGCAATAAATTTTTACCTTTAAATCGATTTCTTTTAAACTATACACCTCCTGCAGTAGAGGAAGTAGAAGAAACAACATCTTATGGAATACCTTATACCGAGGCTTTTACTAATTCTGGTGGAGGTGGCGGAGAAAGAGGACTAGATTTAACCTATAATCCTCGAGCTGTTGCAGAAGTTCCTGTTGACGAGTCAATAAAAATGGAGGGTATTGAGTACGCAGATGATTATGGGTCCGGTGTTGAATATCCAAATAAAATTATTAACGAAACTATTGGCATGCATCCAAAAATTTACGAACCTAAACAAGGGTTAGCAAAGATATGGGACATGGCAAAAGGTGTGTTTAAAAGCACGCCAAAAGTAAGAGGCACACTTGGAGAAAGATTATCTAAGCAACCACAAATACCTTTACCAGCTGCTATGGCTTCATGGTCATTAAGTCCTTTTAATATTGAATCTAGAAATTATAATCCAAACTTTGTTGATCAATTAAATTATTTAGAAATGCAAGACAATATGATTGGTATAGATCCAAATACTGGACTCCATAAATATGGACCTGATAGTGTGTTATCAGGTAAAAATGTAATTTCTATGTTTGGATCAAATGATTATGATGTAGCGTTAGGTAAAAAGAAAGATTGGTTTGAAAATAGAATTGATAAAGGTAAAAAAATTAGTTGGAAAAATTATCAAAAAACACTAGACGAAATAACAGCTTGGGAAAACTCTCCTCAAAATCCTAAAAATAAAGATGTTACAACCACAACTACAGGTACAACAATCCAAGATAATAAACCCAGTGGTGATGGCCCGGGCTCTTGGGGAGGTCACGGCTCTGTAGAAGCTTATGATAAATCTCAAAAAGCAACTTATGAGAGAGCAAAAGATAGATTGGCACACGGCGGAAGAGTAGGTTTAAGATATGGGGGACTACTAAGTATTTTATAATGGCAAAGATAGTACAATCATTAACAAGAGCTGAAGAAGAATACAGCAGACAAAATCTACAATCATTAGTTAGAGATCTTGATGGTGTAATAACAAAATTAAACTCTTCATTTCAAGATGAAGTTAAACAAGAAATAGAGGCTAAGACTTTTTTCTTAGACGCATAATGGCAGTAATAAACGAATATAAATTTTATGGTAAAACAACTACATCAGCTGAGTCTGTTGATATGTTAGAACCAGGAGTGAATGAAACAGTGATTGTTAGGTCATTACGAGTTACTAATAAATCAGGATCTAATACACCTACTGTTACAATTAAAAACAATGCATTTGAGATAGTACATACTCAAACATTAGCGACATCAGCTAGTGTAGAAATATTAACCCTACCTTTGATTGTAGAAGGGGGCACTAAATTGTCCTACACTACCGCAGGAACCGTGTCTGATGGTGTGGTGTTTGGTATTAGTTATCTTAACATTAAAAAGGAGAAAACAGACTAATGGAAATAAAAAACGCAGAAGTACAATTAACTTATAGACACAAGGAAACTGGAGAGCTTTTTAAAGACAGAAAAGACTGGGAATCTAAAGGTTATAAGAACGAGGACATGGCACAAGATGTAAAGGTCATCATGCCGCCTCTTGATTTAATGAGTAAAACAAAGTAAAGTAGGAGATTAAGGTAAAATTATGGCAATTTCTAGAATGCAAGAACCCAGACAACTCTACGGATTAGGAAGCTTAGTTAAAAAAGCTGTTCGTGGTGTTAAGAAAATTGTTAAAAGCCCACTAGGTAAGGCTGCTTTATTAGGTGGCTTAGGTATGTATGGTATGGGAGCAGGTCCTTTTTCAAGTATGAAAGGTGCAGGTTTTCTTAAAGGTATAATGGCTGGTAGAACCGTGCCTCCTTCAATGGGATTTAAAAAAACTGGTTTTCTTGGTAATCTTTTAGGTGGCGCTAAAAATATGTTTGGTGGAATGAGCACTGGTCAAAAAATATTTACAGGTTTAGGCGCAGCAGCATTGGCAGCACCTTTCTTTATGAAAGGTGATGAAGAAGAAGTTGATGAAGAATCATGGACACAAGTTCCTTCAAGTATTGCCGACATAAGAAACCAAGCACAGAATTATTATAGAAATCCAACAGGAAGCACACTATCTTTTATGCCTAACAAACAATTTGTAAATCGAAATTTTTACGCAGCTGATGGCGGAAGAGCTGAGAGACAAGGATTTTTTCAAGGAGCTTTAGCTGACACTAAAGAGGGAAAAGCTATGTCGCCAGGAACTACCGCTGGTGGAGATTTTAGAGGTGGAGACGCAGGATCAGGAGACACTGGTAACATAATAGTTCCACCACCAGATAATACGGGTAATCTAGATAATACGGTTATTGTAAAAGGGTTTAATTGGAAAAATATATTACCCGGCGGACAACCTTTTTATGGACCTATTGGTGTAGATGAGACTGAAGAAGAAGGAAATGAGGTAGTTCAAGACAATAGTCTTATAGAAAATACTATTTTAGGTCCAGCTACACAAAATGCGGCCTATGATTTAATAGGTCATAATACACAAACAAAAAATAGAGCAGATGAAATTCTTGCAAGCATGATGAGGGAAGGTGGAAGAGTTGGATTATTAAATGGCGGAGAAGCAGGCCAAGAACAAATAGAACAAATGCTGATGGCAGAATTTGTAAAATATAAAAACCAAGGTGGCACATTAACTTTTGAACAATTTGTACAAGCAATTATGCAACAGCAACAAGAAGGTCAAGGCATGGAGCAACCACAAGAAGTAGCTATGGCTGCTAATGGTGGAAGAATTGGATATGCAGGAGGACAATTAGTACGTCCAAGTGCTGATGGTTCAAGACCAGGCTACAGAGGTTTACTAAATTTAACAATGGATAATAAAAGACCTCCTCGTAATAAATTTGATTTTTTATACACTACTGGACCATTGAATGATGAGCAAAAAGACCTTTTACAAAACATGACTGAAGAAGACTGGAAAGAGGCAGACAAAGGCGGTTTTATTGATATAATTCTTGATATATTAAAAACTCCTTACGTTATAAGAGGAGGAGAAACTGATGAACCACTATTTGCTGATGGTGGAAGAATAGGTGCATATGCTGGCGGATCTATGGATGAAGACGAAGATGAATATGCTTATAACCCACAAGCAGCAATGAGAATGTACAAAAGACCAGGTAAACAAGAAGGTGGAATCATGGAAACTGAAGTAGCAGAAGAAATGATTGACCTAGGTGGTAAAGAAAAAGACTATAGAGAGACTGGTGGTTTTGTAGATTTAGGTGGAGAAGAGCGAGCAGATGATGTTCCTGCTAGATTATCAAAAAATGAATTTGTATTTACTGCAGATGCTGTTAGAAATGCAGGAGGCGGCGATATAGATAAAGGCTCAGAAGTTATGCAAAATTTAATGGATAACTTAGAACAAGGTGGAGAAGTTTCTGAAGAGTCGCAAGGCTTAGAAGGAGCGCAAGCAATGTATGATCAACAACAAATGTTACAATCGAGGATGATATAATGGCATTACCAGATTATTTACAGGATACATCAAAAGATTTAGCCCGTCAGATGACGGCGACGTACTCGGCGCCGCTTGATACGTCTACGTTTATGGGTTCACAGTTTGTAGCTGGACAAGATCCTGCACAAACAGCAGCATATAATTTAGCAACACAAGGTGTTGGTTCATATCAACCTTATTTATCTGCAGCGCAAACTGCGGCAGGTCAAGCAGCAACTACTATTGGTGGACTAGGTGCTTTAACAGGACCAATGACTGGTCAACAATTAACAGATTACACATCTCCATATCAAGGAGCAGTTATTGATGAAACATTAAGACAGTACGATATATCAAGACAAGGCGGCAGACAAGAGATTCAAGATGCTGCTGTTGCTTCTGGAAACTTTGGCGGTGGAAGAGAAGGTGCAATGCTTGGACAATATGATGCTGACAGTTTAGCTAACAGAGCTGGACTTAGAGCAGGATTATTACAACAAGGTTACACGGATGCACTTGGACAAAGACAACAGAATTTATTAAATCAATCTGCAATTGCTAGACAGCAATTAGGCGTGGGTCAAACTCAATTAGGTTTATCTGATTTTGCAAGAACAGGAATGGGTGCAGATATACAAGCACTAGGAAATCTTGGTTCAATGCAACAAGGATATCAACAAGCATTGTTAAATGCACAGCAACAACAATTACAATCACAGGCTTACGAACCTTATGGAAGACTATCACAATATGCATCAGGTATTACTGGTCTTGCTGGTGGAATGGCACCTGCACAATTTGCAGCACCACAACAATCTAGTCCTTTCCAAACTGCATTAAGCACAGCAATGGGTCTTGGTGGATTGTATGGAAAAATATTTCAGAAACCTCAACAAATACAATTAATAAGTTAAGGAGAAACTATGGCTAGTAAAACAAAAAAGAAATTTGGTTTTGGAAAAGGGTTTACAGGATTTACAGGTGGTAGCGCTTTGTATGATCTTCTTTTAAATCAAGGTCAAGGAATAACTGATATTGGTAGAGCTCTTCTAGGTTTAAAAGACGGTGGTAGAGTAAGAGGATGTGGCGTTGCTAAACGTGGATTTGGCAGAGCAATGAAAAGGAAAAAATAATGAAACCATTACATAGACCAATGTTTAGATACGGTGGGCCTATTAAAGAAGGTGTCATGTCAGGTATTAGAGAACCACATGCAGGCGGAGGAAGAGCTGCGCTTGTAGGTAATCCAGTATTTCCTAAAACAAATGGAAGAGCACATCACCAAATAAATTATAGATTTAATCCAAAACCAGTAGTAGACGTTGCAAAAACGACAACTAGTCAAGCAGTAAAAAATCCTGGTTATTTTGCTAGATTAGGTGCTGCTCTAGCAAATTTTTATAGTCCTTTTAAAAAAGCTAAACCAATACAAAAAATTTTTAAAAAATATAGAAGCAAACTTGATATGCCAAAAGATAGAATTCCTTCTAAGACAGGAATGGGTGGTGTTCAGTTAACAGAAGGACAAATAGCTGCTGGAATGGGTACTCAAAAAGCAGGACTATTTAATAAAGCGTTACAGTTTGCAAGATTAAATCCTAAAACTACAATTGGTGGTGCTTATGTTGCTAGTCCAGCTGTAGTTGGGGGACTTACATCAATACCATATAAAAAAGCAGGGATGCAAATACTAGATCTTGCCGTGCCTGATTTTATTTTTGATCAAGACCAATATTTTGCAGACAAGGCAGCAAGAGAAAAATTAGAAAAAAAAGAAACTGACACAACTATTGTTGAAGATCCACCAGTAATAATACCACAGAAATCAGCTGACGAAATAAGAGCAGAGAGAATTCAAAAGTACAGAGACATCATGGATATTAAAGGCATGAACAAGCGAGCTGCTTACGATTCTTTAATTGATGCTAGTAAATTAGTAAGTGAATCAGGGGACTTTAAAGGTGATATTAAATCAGGTAAATTAATTAACGATATTATACAAGCAACTAGTAGACAGTTTGATAAACCAGCTAAAACTAAAGACGCAATCGATACTCTTATACTTAAAGGTGAAATTGAAGCGGACATTGCTGCAGGTAAACCAAGTACATATTTAAAAACTGCACAAGATATGGTTGCAACAGGTGCTGCTAAAAATATTACAGAAGCTATGAAGTTACTAACTAAATCTTCAAATAACATGGCCACTACTTTAGGAGCCATAGTTGCTAAAGATGGTAGACTAGATGAAGAAAAAGTAGGAATTGCTTACAGAGGTGAAACAGGAAATATTCCTAAAGGAATGATTAAAGTAAGTGAAGTTAATGAGTGGATAGAAGATAATCCTGGTAAAGATGAATTAGATTATACTAAAGAACTACTAACAAAAACAGAACTAGCCCCTGGAGACTACGTTATAGGAAAAAGAGTTGTAACAATAGATGAGAATAAAGGCGTAAGCTTCTATTACTAGGAGGATAAATGCTAAGTCTATCACAGCTTAATTCAGATACTAAATCATCAAGAGGAAATAAAGTAGGTACATTTGAATCTATGTTATCAGGTGTAGCGTCAGGTTTAATTGCAATTCCAAAAGGTTTATTTTCTCTAGGCGCAAGTCTTTTAGACTTGGGTGTCAACAGTGGTAAAGCGGCTGCAGTTGAACAATGGTTTGATGATCTTACAGAATTTGATGAGAAAGCAGAAGCAACAGCCGCTGGAAAAATTACTGAACTATTAGTTAACATTGGTGTACCTGGTGGGTTAGCTTTTAAAACTGCTAGTGGTATGTCTAAAGCTGCTATGCTTGCAGCCAAGAATGGTAAGTATGTAAAATTAAATAACCCTAATTTAGTTAAAGCTGCTGATGAAGCATTAGAACTAACAGCTAAAGGTAAAGGCAGACAATTTATTGCTGGAGCTTTAGGTGGTGGTTTAGCAGAAGGTGTATTCGTTGGTGATGTAAAAGACGTTGGATCTTTTGGAGATTTATTAGGTGGTCCTACAGGAATAGATAGAAGCGCAGATCCAAGTGCAGCTACAGAAATATTAAACAGGGTTAAGTTTGGAACTGAAGGTGCATTGTTCACAGGTATTTTGGGTGGCACAGGATCAGTTATTAAAAAGTTAGCTAACAGAAACAAACAATTAGATGTAGCTAACTCTAAACTGGATAGATGGATTGATAAAGTAGCTGGAGCTTTCAGAGCTAGAAGTGGTAAGACTCAAGAATTTTTTGACATAGAAAGAGGTATGACTGGTGCAAGATCAGCAGATGCAAATGTTGCTAGAACATTGTCCAGGGAACTGGAAGTAGATATAGATAAACTATTTCCTCCAATGAAAACTATGTTTGACAAACAACCATTGACTAAAGCAAGAAAAGAATTTTTACAATTAGTTAACGACACTATGTTATCTGGTAAAGCTGAACTAGATGACGCAGGTAAGACTGTCTTTGGAAAAATGGATGAAGCAAAATTAACTCAATTAAAAGAAGCCATTAGAAAGTTTGCAGCTAACAGAGAAGAAGCAGAAGAAGTTGTTACATCTTTAGTAGGTGGATTAAGTACCATAAGAAGTAAGTGGGCTGATTTATTTTCTGAACTTGGTGGCACACTAGGTAAAGAAGAGATTGCAGAATTTAAAGCACTGTTCGGTGGTAAATTTAAAAATTATATTGGAGCAACGTACGATGTGTTTCAGAACAAGGGCTTAATGCCATGGAATAGTTACAGACCTGCAGCTGAAGCAATAAGAAATGCAAGAAAACTTTTTCAAGAAAGTTATGCAACAGCTAATCCAGGTAAAACTATGAGTGATCTAGAAGCTGACAAGTGGGTAGAGAATGCATTGAACACGGCTGATATGCCTAAAGGATTTAGAATGGACAGACCTTCTGATGCTTTATTTAACGTGCCAGATTTTTTTGTTAACAGAACTACCCTAGATGATGCAGTTAAGGGTCAAACATTTACAAAAAGAGGAGGGGTTCCTAGAATTTCTATATCAAACCTGGCTTCAGAAGCAGATAAAAAAGTATTTAATGAATTGTTTGGTAAAACAAATAACCCTATGCAAACTATTATAGGTGGTATGTCTAAACTATCTTTAATAACTAGACGTAATTTATTTTATAAAGATTTAATTACAAAGAACGATGAAATAATGGCGGCATGGAAAGCAGCCCCTGATAAAACAGCAGTTGCTACACCAATGTTTGCAAGATCAGAAGCAGAAGCAATTCAAATTTGGGGTAGCCCAAGAAATAAAACTTTTAGAAGAGTTGACGTAATTGATCCAGCAAAAACTTTAGATGTAGGAACAGGTAAAAAAATTGCAACAGCTGGACCACAGTCAGGAGGGTTAAATCCTTTTGGTGATGCAGCCAGCCCTTTTTATGCAAGAAATGGAGTAGCAGATGCACTAGAGAGAACTGGACTACAAATTAAGGATGCCGGAACGTTAGGACAGCTTTATCATAGTTTAATCTTGTACCCTAAAGGTCTATCACAAATTGCTAAAACAATTTTATCACCAGTTACACACTTAAGAAACTTTGTAAGTGCTGGAGCTTTTGCTGCAGCCAATGGTATTTTTCCAGCAGCTCTTAAAGATGTATCAATAGATGTAGGTGGTGAATTTATTACTGGTAACCCTATGAAGATAGCTTACCAGGCATTACAGACAGGACTTAAAGGAACAAGACAACAGAATGAATTGTATCAAAAGCTTTTAAAATTAGGTGTTGTAAACTCTAACGTAAAACTAGGGGACCTTACAAGACTACTAGAAGACGTTGATTTTGGATCTACATTGACAACTTCAAAAGGAATGAGAGCATTGCTTAGACCTTTATCAAGATTAAAATCTGTATCACAAGATTTATACACGGCTGAAGATGACTTCTGGAAAATTTTTTCATGGGCTATGGAGAAGGATAGAATAGAAGCATCGTTTAGAAATGCTGGTGTAGTAAGAGGTGGATCTTTTACAAGAGGTGGAAAAGAATTAAGACTAACAGAAGAATTTTTAGAAAGAGAAGCCGCAGACATAGTTAAAAATAATATACCTAACTATGATTATGTATCTGAATTTGTAAAAGGATTAAGAAAACTACCGATAGGAAACTTTGTATCTTTCCCTGCAGAAATAGCAAGAACAGGAGTTAACATTGTTAGACGTGCACTAAGAGAGATTAATGAAGAGATTACATTACCTGATGGAAGAACAATAAAACCTTTTCAAACTACAGGTTACACAAGGTTGTTTGGATTTACTACTACGGTAGCAGCAGTGCCTGCTGCAACTGTTTCAGCATTCCAGGCGTTATATGATGTAACTGATGAAGAAAGAGAAGCAATCAGAAGATATGTAGCTCAATGGTCTAAGAACTCTACAATACTTCCTATTAAACTAGAAGATGGTAGCTTTAAATACATAGACTTTAGTCATGCTAATGCTTACGACACATTATTAAGACCATTACAGAGTGTGGTTAACGCTGTTCAAGATGGTAGAACAGACCAAGACGGTATGATGGATGACCTATTAAGAGGTGTATTAACTTCTATGAGTGAGTTTGCTCAACCATTTATATCAGAATCTATTTGGACTGAAGCAGTCTCAGATATTATTATGAGAGGTGGAAGAACAAGAGATGGATTCCAAGTCTATAATCCTGAAGATAATGACGGAGATAAAGCAAGTAAGATTATGGCTCACTTAGTTAAAGCACAAATGCCTTTCTCATTAAATCAATTAAAAAGATTAGACCAATCTATTGAGTCTGTAAATGTTTTAACGAAAGGTAAGTTTGATGACTATGGACAAACGTTTGAATTCGGTGATGAGTTTGCAGGACTATTTGGTTTTAGAGCAGTAAGAGTTAATCCTGAAAGAGGATTAAGATTTAAAGTTGCTGACTATCAAAAAGGTGCAAGGGATTCAAGATCTTTATTTACTAGAATAACTTTAAAAGGCGGACCAATTGAACCAAGAGAAATTGTAGATGCATATATAAATGCTAACCGTGCATTGTTTGACAATAAAAAAACTTTAAAACAAGACATGGACGCTGCAAGACTACTTAATATTTCTGAAGACAATTATTATTCTGCACTTGATAGAATATCTAGCAGAGAAGTTAACGATATTGACAATAATTTATTTAATCCAATGACTATATCAAGAGATATTCAATATGCTTTTGCTGACAATGCCGCTAAAATGGGTGTAGCAGACCCATTAGACAAAGCGTTAGATGTTATTGGAGATTTACAAAGTAAAATGGCAGAAGTTTCTTTAGCGTTACCTTCGTTACCAGTGTTCGAGAATCCTTTACTTCCAATAATGCAGGACACGCCTATCACACCTACATCATTAAATCTACCTAATATTGACAGTCAATTAGTGTCGCAACAGGTAAATCAAAACAATTATAATAACTTGACAACAACAGAAAAAATAGCTTTACTATTTGGTGGTAATTAATATGGCAAAAAACGCACTACAAAAAATAGAAGAACATGAAAAGCTTTGCAGAATTATGCAAAAGCAAACCCATGATAAGATACACAAGCTTGAGCGTCAAATTAATCGCATAGAAAGCATCTTATTAGTGTCTACTGGAGCGTTGATTACTGGTATGGGTTATGTTATATTTACTTTAATCTTACAATAAAAAATCATG